GAGATTGAAATCATTGAAATATCATCAATCTTGCCTGTTGCTCTGAATGCTTTTGAAAATACTTTTTTCATTTTTAAAATATTTTTAATTTGAATACTGCTGACCTAGCTCCTGCCAAATTGTTTCCTGTTCCATCTACATTGGTGACTTTTACATTGTACTCGTTTGATGGGTTAAGTGATACCTCTGGTGTATTTACAACCGTGTAGCTATTTGCTGAAGCAATAATTGTATCTACAGCAGAACCAGCAACAGCTACGTTGCCGTTTGTAACGTCATTTATCTCAATTCTCACCGTCTTGCCTGCTTGTTGATGTGTAACAGATATTTGAAGCATACACTTTACGCTACTAGCCCATTTGCCGTAGTTTGTTAAAGCGTCAGTTGTGACTATTGGGCTTAAATTTGTTGTTGACGTAGTGCCAAATGCACCGTCAACCCCCCAGTTTAAAAACTGCTTTACTAGTCCGATATATCCAACATTTGTACCTGAAGGAATATGCCAGTTTGCAGTATTTCCATTAGTGCCAACTATAGGATTTACAGTGTAGGCTGTGAATATGTTTCTCTGAATAACTGCATTGACTGAAAATGTTGCCCCACTAGACACGTCAATTATCTTGTCTCCTGCACTTTTAGAAGTGAAGCTTGTGTTCGTGATTTCAATTGTTTCATTTACAAAGTTGTCAAACGTCAAGAATGTTGTTGCTCCTGAGCCGCTAAATCTGCTATGAGTTATAAAATTGTTTGAAAAATGAATGTGCCTAACTGAGCTATCTATTGTAAGCCCTTCATTGAACAGTGCAAAGTGATTCTCTTCAAAATGAATATCAAAGAAGCCGCTGATTGTTCCAAGTGATAAAGTGTTTTGAATTACACAACCATCAAGAATAAATTCCTTGTCTTTTGCGACATTTGCACAGTCAAATATACTCCCAGCTCTATTTTCTAAAGTCATGCCTCTAATTCCAACCTCTGAGTCAGCAACAACAATCAAGGCTGTCAATAGTCCAGTTGACTTAAGTACTGTATTTTTTACACCGCCAGAAGTGAAGCTCACAATTGAGTTTGTATCAAAACATAAATAATCACCATCAATGTCAATGTCATCGCCTATGCTATACACGTAAGTAGGAAGCTTTATTTCATTTCCTATGTGAGAAGTTGCAACAGCTACAAAATCAGCTTTTGTGTTTATGATTTTAGTGTTGTTTCTGCCAGCACCAGCTGTAGTACTGTACCAGACTGCACCGTTCCACCATTCAACTTTTGAGCTATCTGTATTGAATATCTCAAAACCACTGTAAGGAGCTGTAATGTCTGCACGTATTGCCGTTGTAACTGAAGCAACAAATGTATTCTCTTCAATAAAAGCAATGATTAAGTCTTTGTCAGATTGTGCTTCAGTTGCCCAGTCATTAACAAGCTCAATTGAGTACTGAAGCACTTGATTTTTAGTAAGCCCATACTCCTCACCGTACTCAAAAAAGTTGGCTATAGATGTAATGTCAGTAAAACCAGCCTCGACTAGGTTTGTACTGAACTTAATGCTCGGTAAAGGTTCGTTATTTTCTTGCCAAATTTTCATATTACTTGAAATAATTTACACGCCACCTAGACGCCGTTGTATCATAAGATAATATTACACCCATTCCAACCTTTACGTTTACATCGCCATTTGTAATGATTCTGTTTGCTGCTAGACTACCAGCATTGTTGTTCTTAATTTTAATGTCGCCAGCAACTCCTATGTTGTAGATAAAATATGTTTGACCATTTACAATGCCAGTCGAATCAATTCCTGTGAGGTCGTTGTTTCCAGTGCTTGTTGCATAAATCACGTTAGCTGTTGCGAGTCCTGCAACAATCCAGTTGTGAGTTGCCGCAACCAATGCAGCTGGCGAAACTACGCTATCAAGAATAAAAGAGCCAGAAATACTTCCATTGAATGAAATTAACGGCTCTAAGGGGTTTGTATAGTTAATTGATATACCAGTTCCAGCTGTAACATTATCAAGCTTGTCCTGCAAGATTGTCTGAAGTTCTTGATTTGCATAAACCCAAGCGCCAGTTTGATACTGCCACATTCCCTTGAGCTTTCTATTTATTGCCCAAATACCTTGAGAATTATAAACAAAAGCAAGGTCTCCTTCATCTGCTGTAGGTGCTACGTTCGTGATTAAATCGGTGTAATTTACCGCCGTAAATTTGAAAGCCGCTGCACCTGAGCCAGCTGGGCTACCACCTATATTAAAACCTAGATTCTCCTGAGCAAATGTCCTGAATGATGCTATTGTAAAAGCAACGTCATCACCGTCAACACAATCAGCAAGAGGAGCTTCAAAAGCAGTGGCTGAAGCTCCTTGGTTTGTACCGTTAGTGTCGTATAAGTAAACAACGCCGTTGTCAATTAATTTCTGTACCGTATAGTAAATGTCTCTTCTGGGAAATTCAGCATGAACCTTTCCAGCAGTGGTGTCTGTAATTACTACAGCGCTACCTATAATTTCTATTTTATAATTTGCCATGTCAATTATGTTGTGTAATAACTTTTATCAAGTAAATCTTTTTCTGAAAGTATGCAGCTAACTTTTGCCAACCTACTTCCTTCAATATATTCAAAACTAGCAGACTCGCTCACAATCATTGGCTTATCAAAAATCAGATAATCATGATTAGATTTGTTGTGGTCTGAAAGTAAAATTTCATTTTCATTAAGAAGGTGAAAGTCCACTAATCTTCTGGTCACGCAAATATTTACTGGGTCAGTCCTTAGCTCTAGCTTATTCAGATTTTCTCTGGTAACTTTCTCAACTCTTCTCTTTTTACCAATTAGATTATTGATTTGAGTATCTGGCTGCCTGTCTCCAAAATATCCATTGAATCGAATTGAATCAGCAAAATTACTGTCAGTAAAATCAACCTCTTCTTTTTGATAGTATGAGTTAAATTTTGAATGCACTTTTACCGTGCCTCTTGCGTTGTAAATTGAGTACTCTTTCAAGTCGAAAATTCCTACTGTATAGCCCCCGCTAATTCCAGCAATATTGAAAACAGCTTTAATCGTGTAACACCCTGTACCTTCATTTTCAAGTATCTCTTTCCAGTTATAAATGAAAGAGACAACATTTGACTCAAAGGGAAAAATTGGAACAGTGCCATAATCGGCAATTTGTGCGCCAGTTGAGTCGTACATTTCGAATGAGGCAGTGTCTGAAGGGTCTGACTTTTTCAAGTAGACTCCTCTTATGTCATTTTTGTAGCTGTCATTTGAAGTGGAACTTGCAAGAACTAACTGCCTGCAAATGCAGCAACCTTTTTCACCTCTGTTCTCCTCCTCAAATCCTTTAGGAAACGTAATGATTTTGACTGTCTCTTTAGTTCTGTAATCCATTCAGGCAAGTTTTTAGCCTAAAAAAGCCGACTCTCGAAAGAGTCAGCTCGTTTATAGATTGTAGTGATTTACTTCTTTTCAGTAGTCTTCTTTGCTTTCGGCTCAGCTTTCGCTTTTGCTTTCGGCTCAGTTCTTACTGATTTTCCGTTTGCTTGTTTCCAAGCATTCACTATTTGGTTCTTATCCCTTCCAGCTCCTGTCATAACAGTAACGGCATGGCTCTCAGTTACGCTTTTGAGCCATGACACTTTATAGGAATATTCACCTAATTTGATATAATTCTTACCAGCCATTTACTATGCAGTAAAAGCAGATGAAGCAACCTCGTAACCAGCAGCAACAACATCAACAGTGTAGTCACCAGCAGCAATAAGCGGTGTACCAACTTCAAAAGTAAGTAAATAAGTTCCATCTGGATTCTCAACTAACGCAGCAGTTGTATGAACAATGATGACACCTCCTGAATCTTTAACGACAAATGCAGCGTCTAACAATCCAACCACTGGCTTTCTTTTCTTAGCAGTTCCATAGAACGTGTGAACGTCAACAGATAAAGTCAATAAATCTGGATTATCAGAAACTGAATAAGCAGAAATCAAACCAGCCAAAGTAGTTGCCTTGTATCCTAATTCATCAGCAGTAATTGCATAAGAATTTTCCTCACACTCGTCACTGTCTAAATCGAAAGAAACAGCTATTTTACCAACAGTTGTCTCAGTAGCGTAGATTTTGAAAGCATCAAAAGTCTCAGTTGAAACTTCATAACCTCTAAGGACAGTGTCAGTCACTTTGTCTAGGATTCCCCAGATAGCACCAGCAATATCAACATAGAATGCATCAATATCAGAACAGCCAAACTTTTTCAACTCTCTCAACATGTTGTGAGTAGCTGACTTAGCCCAGAGCTCCATTGCCCAAGTTCTTACATTTCCTACACCTTCAATCTTGTACTTTCTTGTACTTGGTGCAGTCTCATAAACCGTATCAGTTCTGTCAAAAGTAGAACTCTCAACTCTTGGCATTGGATACAATCTCTCTTGAGGGTCTGTAGCGTTAATTAAATCCTTGATATCCTGCCCTAAAGTAGCAGAAGCAAGGTCGATTGTGTTTCTGTCTCCGTTTGCTTTGAAACGAGGGAAAAACATTGGAAAGGCTAAAGCCTTTTGTTCGATGACGCAATTAGGGCGTCCCATGTTCCCAAAAGTTGGGCTTTCACATGAACATATACCTGAACTCATAATTCTAAAATTTTTATAAAAATTAATATTTTTTACTATAGACCACTAAATTAGTCATTTTATTAACACTTGCAAGCCTCCAAATCGTAAACTTCCAACTTAAACCTCAACTCGACACCACTAAAGTCAGTATCAAGTATCTTTTCAGTATTACCTTTATTATCTACATACACACCAAACCTAGGGCGCACAATGGATTTTTCGTTTCTTAATCTTCTGAAATCAAATGACTCATTAATTATATCAACAAATTGCTTTTTAAGCGATTCCATCGGCTTAATTGCATAGTCATTGTGATTCTTGTTATTCCATCTTTTAGGAAACCAATCAAGAAAGAAAAGCCTGCCATTGAATACAGCCTCAAAAGCAGAATCTGCCTCAAGACCGTCATAGTCATAATTCTCAAGCAGCCAAATAAGAGGCGTTTTGTCAAGTGTAGTCTGCTCAATATTTAGGTACTCTTGATTTGTAGTTTGAGGAGTTCCAGCCAAAAACAAAGGCTTTGGCAAAAACAATACAAGACCGTCAAAATCTTCTGTGTGACCTAAAGGCTCAAGCTCAATGCTTTCATTTTCTACAAATGATAAAACAGTGTATTGATTTCCTGCACCATCCTCAACAATTTTCCCTATAGTTAAGTAGCTTGTTTTACAAACAGTCAAGACATAAGCATTAACCTCGTTAATTATTACCTCGTTGCTTATTTGGCTAACTATATTACGTACTATGTCGGAAAAATTACTCATTAAAATGGGTGATTGAAGTCTTCATGTGCTCCTACAAATTCTGGATAGTCGTCAGGGTTGACTTCTGTCATGTAGTACTGAAGCGTCTGAAACTCGTCAACTGCCTCATTGAATCTACTTGTGATGTCGTGCTTGATAGCTGTTATAGCTTCAGAGTTTGCGCCCTGAGCCATTTCAGCACCTACTGTGGTCATTCTTGTTATTATATCTCTAGTGTAGAGATAGTAAACAAAGCCTTTCAGCATTTCCTTAATTCCAGTACTCACGATTAAGTGAGTTTCGGTTTGCTCATTGAAAGGGTCGTAAACCTTCACAAATCTTGGTGCAGTTGGTGAGCCAGCTGGCGCAGTCGCCAAGTCAATAATAAAAAGGTCGTACAGTTCAACACCAAACAGCATAACCAAGTATTTTGTTTCGGCGTCAGTGATATAATCCTGAATGCCGCCTGTTTGTTGGTCTGGGTTTAGTGGTATCTTGTACCGTCCTTTTTCAAAGTCTTTGTAAGTTAGTATTGACATGACTCTTTAGTGATTTACTTAGTTTTTCTTTTTCTGTCCGAGCCAGTTTTTTTCAACTTTCTCAACTTTCTCTTCAGCAGCAATTTCAGCTTCAACCTCAGCTTCAATTTCCTCTTCAGTTTTTTCAGCATCAGCTTTCGCTTTGTCAGTTCTGATTTTAGCTGCTTTCTTGTTTTCTGCTGGCGTATTACCTTTGTAGGCTACTGCAACCCCTAATTTTTTTCTTTTTGGAGCTTCATAGTCGCCAACAACCTCAACAATACTACCAAGAGCCTTGGCAGTTGATATGTGCATTGCTTCAATTGTATCACCTTTTTTGTAGTTCCCATGCTTCTCAGCAAGTACTTTTACATTTACTAAATTTGACATTTCGTATGTTTTAAATGAATAAAAAAAATAGCTCACCGCAATTGTTGCAGTGAGCTAGTTAAAATAAATCTAATTAAGGCAATTTAATAGCTGCCAAAATAGTAGCAATGTCATCATAGATGAATGCCGCCTCGTCAAGTTTCTTAACGAATGAGTGAAATCTTGACTCACCTACCATTGTGAATTGGTTAGTAATTAACTGGTCGTTAATCCATCCAATACGTACAGTATAAGGTACATAGTTCGAAACATTCAATTTAGACATATCAGCAACAAATACTTTTCCAGCTGGTATCTTGTAGAAAGGCATGATTAAAACACCGCCTATCACGACTCTATTGAATAAAGAAGCAGAAGGAAACAACGGTAACCCGTTAGCATCTTTTGCAGATACGAACTGTACGAAAAAGTCAACTGGGTTAATCATTGCGATGTTTGCCAAGTAAGGCATTTCATCAACATAATTGTGAGTAGTATAAATGTCAGTTATTGCTGCATTTACAACATCCATAATATTTGGAGTAGCAACAAGGTTAGCCATTCCACCAGCAACAAATGCACGAGCAATAACAGTCACACCTAATGGATTTGCACCAATACCATCACCAAACATAATACCATCTTGACGCTTAAGGTCGTGCTTAGCTCTCAAGTAGTTTGTAGCAATGTTCTGTAAGTTAGGAATATCAGTAACAGCTTCATCAGTTAAAACTTCATGAGCAGCAACCTTTTTCGGTTCAGCATAACGAGTCTCAATAGAAAAGTCAATCTGTGGCTTAGTTCCTTTCTCTAATACAAAAGCATAATCACCATCTTTAGGGATTGACTCAGTATAAGGATAAGCTGCAAGACTTGTCTCAATAGAGTTGTACAATCCATTAATCACAACACCTCTCAAATTCACATTTGTTGGAGGAGCAACTTGCACACCTACAATCTCAGGTATTCCATCTGGGTTGGTTGCGTTTGTAGTAGCAATTGAATCAACAGCTTTTGTTGTAAGTTCAATTATACCGTTTCCAGCCGCTTTCATTTGCTTAATCTTGTCAGCATTGTCAGCAATAAATGCTTTAATTTGACCTCTCTCAGAGTCAGTCAAAGGCTTAGATTGACCAAGATTTTCAAGCAATCCTTTAATTGCAAGACCTTGCTCAGCATTCACTTCATGAAGAGCTTTCATTTCTCGCTCCATCATAGTTGAAAGGTTCTTTTCCATTTGAGCTAAATCCTCTTTCGAAGTTTTGCTTTCAACATTGTCAGTAATGGCTTTGAATGCCGCTTTGTTGGCGTCATTGTTTTCTTTTAGAAGCGCCAATTGCTCCTCTTTTGTTTTTGCTTCGAAAGCCTCCATTGAGATTCCTTTCTCAGCTAAAAATTCTGCTAAAGTTTTAAACATTTTTTTTGTTTTAAATTAATAATAATATCTACTTATCTTTTGAGTGCTTTTCGGCGGCTCGGTTTCTTGAGTGTCTTTCGGCGGCTCAATATTTTTTGCTTCTACTGTTGGCGTCAATTCGTTTGACCCCTCAAGTACAGCGCTAATTTCAATTAGTTTTGCTTCACTTACGGCGTAAAAATAGCCTTTATTTTCGGCTTTCTCCTTATTTCCGATTAAATTAATATATTTTTTCCAGACTTTGTTTTCTTCTGGGTAGTCTTCATCACGAACAGCAAGCTCAATCTTGGAGTAAAACATACCTACACTATGTTGGTCAATAGTCCCTTCCTTGTATTCGTCAAATATGTTTTCATTAAGCTTTCTCTTAATGGTTGAATCCATCATTAAGACAGTTGTTGTGCCAGAAATATCAACTCCAAGGTCTTTCCAGTTTACTTCTTTTTCGTATATCTTAGATGGAACACCAACCTTTGCCGCTATCTGATAAACATGGTCGTGTAAGTGGAAAATCTTATTTCCTCTCTCTTTTATTGACTTCCTGAACGTATTACCTACGTGAACGTCATTATGTGAGTCCATCCAGTTATAGGTATTACCTATGATAGTTCTTTTTATCTCACCTTCAGTGTCATCAATATTTGATGTTGATAAAGCTTTAATTACTGAAGATTCAGGCGCTGCACCTACTACAATTATTGATTCAGAAGATGGGTCAACTTTCTTGAACTCAGCTTTTTTCATTTCAATTGTCTCAACCTTATTCTTAACAAGATTCTTTATAAATTCTTTTTTTGGCATGGTTATTTTTTTACAAGTTTATCGCCTTGAGCTTTGGTCTTGGTTTTCTTTTTCAAGTCCTCAATCTGTTCTTTAGTCAGTCCCTCCTTCATTGGTCTCTTCTTTTGCTGGGTTTGCTTTCCCAAGTTTCTCATTTCCATCTGCTCTCTCGGCTAAAAACACCAAGTCTCTTGCTTCATTTTCGGTCATTGCTTCAAGCACTCTCACGGCTGCTTGAGGTGGCAAGTTGTTCAATGCGTTTGCAACTGGCTTAGTCGATGACCTAAGAGCCTCAATGCTTGCAATGTCAACAACAATAGTCTCTTTTGTTTTCAAATCCTCACTCAAAAACTTAGATAAGCCCTCATTCATCTTATTCATCAATGGAACGTAGACATCTTGATACGCTGTTTTATTTGCTTGAGTTACATTGTCTCTAGTGCTTGCCTCAAGGTCGTTAAATAAGACGCTTGGCATGCCGTATAATGCACTCAATAGCCTCAGACTTGAAACAATACCCTCTAAAAGTTTGAGGTCAGTAGGACTCATCCCAGTTTGGATGTAGTTAAGGTCAGTAGTTGAGATTTTCAATTTGTTGAATCTGTCAGCTCCTCCAACTTCTTTGTCAAATTCATCCTGCAACCTCTGTCTTTCTTTCGGTAACATTGGAGTATCTGACTTATTAGTTAATATTCCAATGATTCCACGGTTCTTAAAGATAGAAGCTTCAGCATTTAATTTCTCTTTTGAAGATTGCACCACAATCCAGCCAGCTTGAAGAGGAGAAAGACCCCACTCAAAACCATTCTCAGTCACTAAGCTATTTGAAAATTTTACATGAAGTACCTCGTCAGCTGGCACATCTTTTATGATATTGCCGTTGCTTGTATAATTGTATGAAATCACAATCTTCCCATTCATGTTGGGCGTCACTCCTGCTGACTTCCATACCTCAAGAGCTGTACCAGCCCCAATGCCTTTGACTTTTCTGACAAACCAGTTACCAGTTGCACAAATTTCCTCACATGACTCCTCGTAAAATTGAGAGCGTGTCATGTTTTTCATGTTATCAAGAAAGTTCAAGAGTTGACTGCTTTCAATTACTTCACCTTTTTCATCCTCAGCAATAAGCCCAAGAGTTGAGGATTGTAAAGCTATCTTATGAATTATCATGTAAACCAAAGGATGGTTTGAGTATGCCCCTGCATAAAGCCCGATATTTCTTGAGGTGTTGCCCCATGTAAGAAAGTCCTGAAGGATTTTGATGTAGTTGCCAGAGACTGGGCTTGATGTCCCGTGAGTACTGGGGTTGATTACGTCGGTGACTGTTTTAATTACTCTTTGCCCTAGGTTCATATTAATATAAATTTGCTGCATACCTTAAGGCATCCAGAGCGTGATTGTCTTTATCTACTACATGCGTGACCCTCTCCCCTTTGCTATTAATAACTTCCAGCTTATGGTAATGCTTCAATTCGTCTTGAATTTCTAGGCTGTCAACATGTACGTAGAGGTCAAAGTTACAAACTTTTTTGATTCCTGAAAGGATTGAGCCTGCTCCTTTTTTTGCACCGACTACTGGAAGCCCGTACTTTTGCATTTCTGCAATTGATTTCGGCTCACTGCTATCGGCTATGATGTAGGTGTCTTCAACCTTTTCGCCCATTACACTTTTTATCATTTCAGCAAGGTCAGAATTCAACAGCCCCGTCTTATAAATATGCCCTCGAACATAAAGCTCATCTGGCTCGGCTTCTCCTTTTGTGAATCTAATCAGTATCTCAACAAAGGCAGCAGGGTCATTACTGAAGCCCCAATCTAAACCATAAAGGCGAATATCATTCTCACCTTCTTCTGGAAACTCTTCAAAGGTGTCCCAATCTTCATAGACAAGACCCTCAGCTGATTCAAGCCAGCCACCTAGTACAGTATATTTGTAGTATTTCCATTGTTTAATGAGTTTCTTTGGCTGCTTTGTTCTCTCAAAGTTTTCCATTGGCTCAAGTAGCTCATAAGCTAAGCGAGCCGCCTCATATTTTGCAAAGTTTTTCGGGGCAATATGTTCTTTATCAACATCAAGATAAGTGGTGTGAATGTACAAGACATTTCCCCTCACTCCATTGAATCCAGCTTTTACTGCTCGGTCTGCAAAAAACTCCTCATAAATCCAGTGCTTTCGTGTTGTTGGATTGAGTACCAAGATTGAAAGGGCTTGCACATCTGTTGCACGAATTGAGAGCTGTATTTTGTCCCACACATCGAATGAAGGAAGCTCTTCAGCCTCTTCGGTTATGAATATAGAAAAATCCTTTAATGATTTAAGGTTTGCTGTCTGAGTTCCTGAGCCTGTCTTTATTCCTTTGAAGACAATCTTGCCGCCGTTGACTGTTGAATTGAGTCGGTCTTTATTGATTCTAAAATACCTATCATATCCTAGCATTTTAACCTTCTCAAGCATGTCAGGAATCACCGAATCAGCTGCACTGGTTAAGGTGTATCTAGTATAAAGTACACGGTGATTGAAATTAATAACGCCATGACCCAAAGCGAGTGACGTGGTGAAGGATTTGGCTGAATCCCTGCCCCCTGTGATAATAATAGTGTCAACATCTAACTGACCAGCAATGGCTTTGAATAAATTTTGATATTTTTCGCTTACGTTCAAGACTACTCTCCTTCTGGTTTGGTAAAGTTAATCTCTACCTTTTCAACTTCACCGCCAAATTCAATAGTATTCCTATCCTCCCAGCCAAAGTTTTTCAATGCAAAGATTGCACCAGCAGAACCTTTCTCATACAACATCGCCTCATAAGAAGATTCAATTGCTAATCGAGCACGCTCAACAGCGTTCTTGAATTTATCTCTCTTAAGATAATTGTAATATGTTTGCTTTGAACTCAGACCAATGTGCAACATCATTCCTGTAATAGTCGGGTTGACTCTGAATAATTTACCAGAAATTTTATGAGCCTCCTCATCATTTACGATGTCATCGAAATAGTCAACAATATTATCTTCAAACAACTTAGCACCATCGTCAGTGTCATCATAAAAGTAAGGTCTTCCTACTCTTCTCCTCATTGGGTTATTTGGATTCTCTTCTTTATTCTCTTCCATGTCAAAATAGTTTTATTATAAAATAGATTATCAGCGCCGTTACTACTCTAATTATCTCGTCAGTCCTTGGCTTCTCTCTGAAGCTTATTGTTCTAGTATTTGCCCAAGGCAAGAAAACTGAAACAAGAACTCTATCAATGTAACGAAACACAACCAAGATGGTTGCAAGGATTAACATAATAACTACGCTGAATATTTTTTTCATGATTTTGTTTTTACCAGCAAAGCCAGAAACCTTGTGAGCTTCTGGCACTTGCCTTCTCATTGTTCCAGCGTGTTAATTTTTTCAACCTCCTTTGCCACTTCTTTGAGCTGGCTCTTTTGGTTTGTCTTTAATGTTTTTTAACTTATTCTCTTCAGCTTCAGCAGCCTCATCAATAACCTTCTGCTTTCCTTTTTCAATGTTCTCGCTTTCTATTCTGTCAACCTCAGCCTGACCTTGACTTTGCAATTCAGCAATAATATCAGAAACTTCTTTGTGAGGATGTTCAGACAATAGTACAGCAGTTCTCTCAATTTGTTCAGCTGTCAATTCAATTTTCAATTTAACCATGTTTTACCTTTTTAAGTTTCAACGAATGTACAATAATTTTTTTAACTCAATAGATATAAGCACAAAAAAACCCATCTGTTGTAGATGGGTTTTTTCAATTTTCTGCTCTTCCAGTCCTATTCTAATCTGTGGACGTCAATGAATTTACCTCTGTTGCCATGTAAAATCAATGTACTGAGCTTATCTGGTTTAAGATTCATATTAGTCTTGGAGCTGTTCTGGTATATATCATACCTATTCGAATTGATAAGTCGACTCCTTTCTCCATTGCTGGCGACTTCATAAACCCCAATAACGCGAGCGCTATTAGCAGAATTATAATGCCCAACAACAAAAACAGTGTCAGAGATTTCAAACGAACTCACAACCGTAAGCTCAACAATTTCAGAATTGTCATAGCTCTGAGCGTCTGTCATTGACAACTCATGAGTGACATCGTTTTTGGCAAAGGAATCTTCTGAGGAAATCCCTGTAACTGCACTCATCGAGAATGCAATAAATAATATGCCTATGATTTTTTTCATTTTGCTAATGTAGTAAAATTTTTTACTATCAGAGGTTTTCAATCAAAAGAATCTCTTCATCTGCTTCAGGAGTCTCTTGATAGAAGCCAAATGTATTGTCAAGAATCTGATTAATCAGCTTGAGCTTTTCTGTAAGAACAGCAAGTTGATAAGTAAAATTAATAACTGCTTTTGCTACATTTAAAACCTCCCTTTTTACATGAGGTTTCTTAGCTTCACAAATATTTTCATTTATCTGCTTAGTCATTTCAACATACCATTCTGTAGAGCCTTTTTTCATTACTCGCCTTTAATTATGTGAAACATTCTAGTTGCAAGAAACCCAGCAACACTATTCTCAAGCGACACATCACCAACGTCTGAGTTGAGATTTACAGCGCCACCGCCTGCATCTGTAACGATATAAACGACCTTGACCCCTTTGTTGTTTGTGATTTCAATTGTCACTTGTTCTGGTAGCTCGTCAACCTTGACGTTTGCTTTCTTTTTTGATTTTCCTTTTACTTTTGTTAGTGCCATTTTATTTTTTATTTATTAGTATTCATCTTTACAGTCGCTACAGACGGCGTCTCCATCATCTGTATTTACTTCATCTGAAGCACACCACCAGCCGCAAAAAGTACATAGCAAAACTATTTCATCAAGTTCTAGCAATGTTTCGTAAGGCAAGTCCATTAAGTCGTCAAACTCTCCGTCACTTATTTCCTCAACATCTTTGTCAGGGTTATTACATGTTCCTATTAATCTATCGGCTAATTCCGTAGTGTTAAAGCTCATAACCTTATTAGTTTTGATTTAACCATTCAAATTCTGAACCAACTAAAAAAGGTTTTTTAATTCGGTTTTTCATTCCTTTAATTTTCTTGAAGATTTTAGCGCTCTTATTATTTGAGTCTCTCCATTTGATTGCCTTTGCTTTTGTTTCGAAATGTTTCATGATGTTTTTGTTTATTTGTTTCTACAAACATAAGACAAAATTTTTAACTACACAAATATATTTTAAACTTTATGCAAATTCAATACCCAGAATACAATAACCCTCCTGAAGCCCAAAGTCTTTGAGGATATAAATGACCTTAACAAAAACCTCATTGCCTGTCAGATTCTCACCCAATGGGTCAAGCTCCTGAAGTATCAAAATGTCATTCTCTTTGTAATCCCTGTCATTAAATCTAACCTCAAACTTCTTACGCCCTTCTTTTATTGCTTTGAAGTATTCTGGCAATATTCCTAGTTTATGCTTCATTATGTTATGAGTTCTTTCCACTTATTATCCTATTGACTATTTTCCTGAGAGCATTCGGCTTATTGATAGCCACCTCATAAAGGTAGCCCTCTTTTCTGGTAGCTTTCCTGACGCTTGAATAATCCTCTTTTTCGGCGTTCTCAAACTTAATTGAAGTGGTTTCAATTTCAACCTCTTCCATTTCGCCTGTTGCAATGCAGTACTCCCAGAGCTTTTGACCCTTCTTAGGGCGTAATGAGATAGATAAGGTTGAGCTTTCTTGCTTGACTTCAGCAGAAATCTCTTGCTTGTCTTTGATATTAATTTTGGTTTCTTTCATGGGTTTCCTTTTAAGTATTCATCAATGAACTCAGCCACCTCGTTTGTAGTCCATTTAATTTCTTTCTCAGCCAACTCAGAATCTTGACCAAGTCCTTTGTCAATCAACCACCGTAAAGGGTCTGTCATTTCTCTAGCGTTAGCTCTATGCTCCTCCATAGCCTCAAGAATTTTCTCCTTCAACTTCCTTCTCTTTGCCGTGTCGAGAAATTCATCTTGAAACTCAATAACGTGCTTGTCTAGTATTTCAGTTGCTTTTGTCATGTCTTTGTTTTTTGGTGCTCTGAATGCTTTTGCAATCTCACTCAATCCAACTGTTGTGCTTGGCGAGACTCTTTCCATATTCCAGAAGTTGTCAAGCTGTTCTTGAGATTTCTTTTCCATGTGTTCGTGATAGGCTTTGTATAACCAGCTTACAGATTGAGGATTTGGATTGACTTGCAAAAGTAGCTTCATGCCTAGTGATTATCTACGTAAATAATTATTTGATTCCCATGCTCACAGATAACATCTGTCTCAGGAATGTCGTGCTCGGTTTTGTATGAGTGCACACAGCCACAATCTTGACGGGTCGTACTGAGAAAAACCTTGAGAGATTGACCTTTTCTGAGCTGCTTCTTTATCCAGTCGACCAGCTGCTTTTTGTTGTTAGCCATTACAGAAATCTCGCTCTTTACTGTCTTGAATTTCTTTGTCTTGGTTGTTGTTTTCATCCTCTGGCGCTTTTCATATTCGCTCAGTACATGCCCATTTCTTTGCTTGGGGTTTAGTTTTCTTTCTTTTCCTTTTGCCATTAATATAATCTTTTAATTAATAAATATACTGAGCCACACCAGCTGAGTTGCTTGTCATTGAATTTAAGTATGTTGTCATTCAATGGAGCACCTATGTTGTAAAATTTACCATGAAGCTCCTCAAGTGTCTCTTTGTTTTCTCTGAGCTGTTCTTTTAAATCCTCAAGCTCAAGCTGCTGCTTTGAAATTAATTCATCTTTACTCATCACCTCAATTTTTTATTTAATTCCTTTTTAATTATTTTACCATTCGCCTCATCTATTTCCAGAGTGAAGCCGTTCGACTTGTCAAATTGCCAGTCAATGAATTGTTTGGCGTATCTAGCGTAATGCTCAAGCAATGGTATTTCATCCTCCATAAACATTAACTCTAAAAACATTGTCTGTTGCTCAAGCCATTCTTTCCAATCGTACCCAATCGCTTCAAGAGTTTCTAAGCTCATGCCTAGAGGAGTTTCGTTATTAATACGCTCCATAACATCAAGCGCACTGAAAAAAGCCCTGTAATCGCCTTTAATCAAGTACACAACAAATCCATTCTCAATCATGAGGTCAATTTGTTTCTGCTGTACTCCCTGCAATTTCCCTGACTTATCCTTTTTCATTTCGATGTAAGAAGTCACGCCACCAGATAGAAACGCCATGTCTGGCACACCAGCAAGCAGACCTTCAACAAGGTATTTGTTTGCTTCTGCTCTGGATTTATATGAGCCGTTAGGTATTGCAAAGAGCCTACCTCGAAGCTCAGGATAGTTCTGATTTATTTCGAGATAGCAGTTCTTTTGAAATTCATGCTCTGTTCTGTGAGTTGTTTTCATTATGCGTGTTTTAGAAAGTCCGCTAAATTTTTTGAATCAATAAAATCTGGCTCAAATCCGTTCTTATACGTAATACACCAAACGTCATCAAGTACTTTGTAAGCAATAGCTTTCACATTATGTCCAAGAGTCTCGGTGATTTCCTTAACCGACTCATCAAGTGAGCTAAGCCCATGCTTTTTGGTTGGCTTTGGTTTCCTAGCCTCAAGCATTGCATCAGCAATCTCATAAGCTCTGACTCCAATGCTTATCCTTTCAGCTGGAAGCATTGGGGTATTACTGTAAACAAGTTTTTTCATAGCCTCAATAGCAACCTCATCTCTGTAGGTTCTTTTCATGAAATCAGAGCCAGTTTTTGTCATGTCAGCATGAAGGTCGTCAATTTCCTTGTCAAAGTTTATCTCAGCAATTTCCTCAATAGGCTTGGTGATTGGCTCTGGCACTTCATTTCCATGTGAAATAGCAAACCAGTAATCAAAGCCCTGCTCAGTGAGTGCCCAATCAAAACCGTTAGCAAGCATATTATGAAGGTCGAAACTTTCTTGTATTAAATACTTTTCGAGAGTCATTTCACCAAATGCATGACTACTCATGTTGTGGTTAAATTGTTCCAGTTGTTCTGGCGTGAGCTGTTCAGCCCAGATTGCATTTTTTTTCATGATGTTTGTATTAATGTTTTTGTAAAGGTAATATTAATTTTTAGTTCTGCAAATATATTTTAAACTATTTTACTCAACACCTCTCAAACCGCATTTGATTATGTAGTTCATTTCAGATGTTACGCTTCTTTCGTTTTTCCAAGCCGATTCTTTTATTTCTTTTATCATTTCATCAGAGAACCTAGCTCGACAGCACTTTCTTTTTTGCTTTACCTCTGGCTCGCTATCTACGGTAATCTTCCTTGCCTTTGCAATACCTCTTGGATAGTTAACTATAAAACATCTTATTTGAGCGCTTAGGCTTCTTTCGTTTTCTTTTGCGACTGCTCTTAGTTCAGTAATTAAATCACCAGATACTCTGATTTGGTAATACTTCATTTCATCATTCCTGTTTTTCATAATCGTTTTTTTAATTTATTTAGATACGCAAATATAGTGCAATAATATTAATCTACAACTATTTCTCACTTGTATTTCTTTAACTGCTAATTTTGGCTTTTTACGCCCTATACGAAAAAAAATACTCCCACGCAAGAGAAGAGTCCAATAATTAGGGAAAACCCAAAATGCAAGCTACAACCCCTATAAACCCTCGATTGTGCACGATAATGCAACCAAAATGCAAACGTTTTCGCTCTACAACCACCGTAAACGTTGGATTGTGCAAGAAATGCAAGGTTTTCGCCTAAAATGAATTTACATCTCTATTCCTGTATAGATAAAAATTTTAGTATTAATATATTAAATAATATCTCTATAGCAAAATGCATGCACTCTTGCATTATTGAGATATATCGTGGTCTACAGCTCGAAAATGGCTTGCATTATGCTTGCATTTCGTGCATTTTGGACGTAAAAAGGGGGTAAAATCACACCTTTTTATATCTGTATAGTTAAAAAGCGAATAAAAAAATCTGTTAAAATTTGGTGAAAATGCACAAAAAAAGCCCACTTTTTACGGTGAGCTAGTTTTTGATTTATATCTGATTAGATAAAATTATTCGTCAATAGTGCAAAATAATCAACTTAAAAGTTCGTCTTTTATTATTTCATTCTGTTTAATTAGGTTGCAACAAGCATCTTTTTTATCAACAACCTTCA